TCTATTGTAAAACCCCAAAAAAATATGAACAATAACGCACGTTTTTTTTGTAATCTATATTAATGTATAATATCATACTTATACTGATAGTGGTGTATTTGTTATGCGAATCCAGGACGGAAAGGTTCGGGTATCGCGATGCAAATCACCCTATTCACGGTGTGGTTTTTAACGACCCCGCACCCAATATGAGTGAATATAAGGAGGTGGGTAAGTTACAGTTGAATAATGCTATAGTTGAAAAACTGGTTCTCGTGACAAATAAGTATATACGCGAGAAATCGGGTATCAACAATTATATAATCGAAACAAGTGCCATCAAGCAGTTTAAACATAAAACCAAAAACCACACGTTATATCAGTGCATGTTCATGTGTGTAAAGAGTGGTGGATTTTCGTTTGGGTTTTCTGTCACTTCCAATGTTATACTAGTGTCTGGGAATGTTCGCGTTCTTGGAATTCAGTCTCAACCGATGAACATAAAACCACCTTCAGATAAAACACCATTCGAGAGTACTATGAAAGGGTCTGAATATGTCAATTACGACGATGTCAGGAAGAGTGAGTTAGATTTAATAAAAATTTAGTCCAAGTACTATTAATGATAAACGTGGAAGAGATTTCACAAATTGTCAATAATCGAAATCGCATGAAAAAGGAAACGTACGTCGAGTTATATAGACAAGTCACCAGTAAAATAAGACGTGCAGTCGAAACTAGTCGCAAATATGTACTTGTAGAAGTACCTTCATTTGTTATAGGGTATCCAACATATGATAGACTAAAAGCGACATCATACATTAAAAGGCAATTGGAACTCGCGGGATTTGATGTTGCAATCATCGGTAACTATGAATTCAGAATTACATGGAAAGTTAAGAAGAATGTCAGGGCATCCGACTCTGTAGACGATTCACTAGGAGACTTTCCCACGCTGATTAATTTGAAAAAGGCTGCAAATCGTTACAGGCGAGATGCGCGAAACACGTGATAAAAAAAGTCCGTATAATCATAAATGGACAACCTGAACATTTTAGTTGAAGCCAAGCGTGAATACCTCGAACAACTGTGCATTCTCGTATGCCCAGTGATGATAGATACATTTGAAGCGATGTACCACGAAGCGAATACATTATCAAAAGGTCGCAAAGTTCTCTCCATGTTTCAGAAACTTTTAAAAGATGTACCCGAATGGAGTGAAACGATGGCAAAGCAGCACACGGACAACATCGCTGACCGATGCGCGTGGTTTAAGGACTTGGTAGCGGCAGTGTTTGTAAGTTCTGTAAAGATTCTATCCGCCGTTCGTTTGAGTGCGAATTCCAAGAAAATGTCAGTTAAATTGCCAACGAATGAAGTATTCATTCACACCTGTTACAAGAACGCTGCAAAGGATTTGTACAAAGATCCTTATATTTTTAGCGAAAATCAATCCGAACACTCGCGAAACGATAAATTATACGAGAGGTTTGTCACCTGTGTCGAAAACACCGTTAAAGAACTTATACCCGTTCAACAGATTCTACAAACATATATGTCAGCCGGTGACGATGAATACGTAGAGGGTCAGGATGCCGATCTTCAAGCTGACGAAATTGACGAATACGATGAAAACGGTGAAAACGGTGAAAACGGTGAAAACGACCTTCAACCACCGATGGAAGAGTCTATACCCCAGATGGAAGGTGATCCCACGGGTGAAGAAGGAAATCCAGAACTTGATACACTTATGAATGACGCACGTGAAGAAGTTCCTCAGGCTGAAATGCCAGAAGAACCTTCATCCGCCTTTCAAAATGAATTTAAAACGATTAGTACCAGACGCCCACCTCAACAGGAAGATGAACAGGAAGATTTATTTGCGGATGCAGCGGAAACCCGAACTAAAAAACTTGCCTATTAAATATGGACGAGTACCTTAGAGAACCTGCCTCCGCCGCGTTAATCGCCGCTGGAATAACCGCTTTATACATACATGGGAAAAGTAGACTGAATGATGAAGGAACGCTCTCGACAAGCGCTTACGCAAAACCTGCAGCTTTAGTAGGTATTTTAGTGTATTTTATCATATCTAACGGACTCGGTAAGCGTGAAGCTATATCATCTGACCCGTTTTGACTCACTTAAAGATTTCTCTCATATATTGTATATAATATGACCTCCGTCACCGCCTTCAATGACATGATGGGACAATTTCTTATGGAACTGCACTCGACTTTTCCAGAAGAAAAAGGATTAAAAAAATACATGGCCGCATTCGAACTCATGCGGAGCGCTAACGGTAAACTTATTGTCGATGGTTTTATGTCTAACGTAGGACCCCATGTCGAAAAAATCAACTCCCGCGATGAATCATTTTTTCTTGAACATGCCAGTACGATCGACTTTTTGAAAGATATCAACCTCCAGACGTGTTGGCCGAAGGCTTCAGAAGGAACCCGCGCTGCTATCTGGCAATATCTCCAGACACTCTACATGCTCGGTACTACAATTACGTCTATCCCACCCGAAACCCTCAGTATGATCGAGAACGTTGCCAAGCAGTGTGCGGATAAGATGCAGGGTGAAGACGGAGAAATGGAATTCGACGAAGCCAAACTCATGCAATCCATGCAAGGACTTCTCGGTGGTATGATGAAAAAATAAAACTATATAATATAAATGGCGTCTCTATTTGCCGATATTAAAGAAGTTGTGAGAGCAGATAAAGTGGCTGAATTTTGGCCAACTAAACGACATACATCAGCGGAACGAGTAAATGCTACGGCTCGATTTATTATTTATGCAACGTGTGTATTGTATCTCATCAGACGCGATACCCGTGTATTTATTTTGGGCTCAACGTGTTTAGGTGTTCTTTATGTTATGGAAATGTCTAACATGATAAAAGGCGGCGAGGCACGCCCTACATCGGTAAGCGAGGGGTATGAAACCGCGTGTCAAATGCCCACACACGATAACCCGATGGCGAACGTACTTATGTCAGATTTTGATGGCCGCCCCGACCGACCATCAGCGTGTAATTATGACACCGTCAGGGATGATGTCAATAAAATGCTATCTGGGCGTATTCCGTACGGTGCCCAAAAATCTAGATCCCCCATGCCCGAACAGCAGCGTAACGCTTATTCGAGGCAATTTGTATCGAGTCCCGTAACAAATATTCCCGGTGACCAGACCGCATTTGCGGAATGGTTGTACGGTGGAAAGGATGCCCCGATATGTAGAAACGATGGTAGTATGTGTGACCCTAACGCACGCGGTGTCCAATTAGAAGCTTTCGGTGGACTGGATTCTAGTAACGATAAGAGGAGTGGTATGACGCGAGGATCTGGTCTATCGCCGGCATAGTCTAGATAATATTCTCATGTAATAATAAATGGCGTACCAGCTCCAGCCAGGAATGAATTTAGTTGAAAACCCCGCGAGACCTTCAACATGCGCGACTGACGAGGTTTTTGTTTACCCCCAGCCCAGCACACTGAATTACGGGTCTGGACGACCCAACACGATGCTTTACGGAACATCTCCTTACATGGCGGGTAAAGGCGCTCCCGCTCAATACATTGAGACAAGTGATCAGTTACGCCCTCAATCCACTAGCCGGTTTAATAAGATTGTCACAAAAACACATGAACGGGGTTTGTTCCCTCTACAAGACATGAAATGTAAACTCCCTCTCCCGTCCATGTCATACGAACCCGAAAGCACACGGGCGGATACACAAAATGCGATGTTTCTGACGAGATATCACACTAAATAAAAATATTTACAAGAAATAAGAATGGCAGACCCTATTTCAATACTAGCTATTGCCGGATTAGCATATGTAGGAAAAAAATTAAGTGACCCAAAACCAGAAAAATACCAGGTTGTGTCGGAAAATACGAATGATCCCTATTTGGTTCAGGAGGAAGTACCGAATATAGCCGCTCCAAGACCGATTGGTCTTGATAACCTTCCGGCATCTAAAATGGAAACAAATAATTTCGCGGATATCGTACCAACTACACGAACTAGTGGAGCTGGGGTTTTGGAAATGCGTGACCGTATGTTCGATGGCGGTCGCATGAACAACCTCTCTCCCATTGAAAAACAACTCGTTGGCCCTGGTATCGCGATTGGTCCGGAAGTTCCCGCCGCGGGTGGATTCCAACAAATTGTACGTGTGAACCCTGAAAATGTGGGGGCACACCGCCTTACAACTCTACCTGGTAGAAGTGGTCCGGCGCACGATGTATTTGGTGGACGCCGTGGTAAAATGGGCGACATTGCAAACAACCGTCCCGAAAAAACTGCATTTCTTCCCGAGCGTCGCCCAGTCGCCGGTGGTCGAGCGCAGGGTTTTGACGGACATGCCGTGCGCGGTGAGCACGTGAACGGAAAACGATTAACGAACCGATCCCAGACTGGATCTCGTAACGATGGTCTTGAATTTCCAGGTGGTAAGCGAGTGGTTTCTGGTATGAAAATGGCACAAGATCCCACGCGAAACAAGAAAGATGGTAATATCGAACAATACGGGTTCAACAACCAAGTGCAACCTGGTGTGTCGACGTTCGCACACGGATACCTCGCGTCGCCGGGTGTGCAAATAGGCGAATCGCGTACATTCGGTACGGTACACACGGCGGAAGAGTTATCTAAATACGGCTTCCGCCCTGACGATCGTCGTGGTAAGGCGAATAGAACTGGTAATGCTGGGCGTATGAATGTTCGTGCCGGTGCTCTCAATCAGGGTGGTATGCCCACTGTGATGCGCGCCGATACTACACGCGTAGATGGGCGTACTGGACCTATGTCCGGGGGGTGGACGCAACAATATAAAAATGACATGCATTACAAATTCAATGCATACAAGGGACTTGTAAATCCTAACGCGAGTGATGCTAGTTTAGGTTTTGCCAAACAGCAGCTCCAAAAGAACCCTATAGCTCAGCAGATGATGTAAATAAAAACAGTCGAGTAACAACACCCATTAAAATATTATCCATGTATTTTAATGAGCGTATACACGTTAGACATAGATAGTAGCGAAAGAGATCCTACTATATACCCAAACCCAGCTGATTACGTGATTGAACTTAAAAACCCTATTTACGATGTTAATAAAATTTCCATCGCGTCTGCCCGAATTCACGCGAGTCAGTTGTTAATTAACGATCGTAACAATACATTCACCGTAACAAATACGACAGATTCCACGACAAACACTGTAACACTGGCTAATGGAAACTATAAAGGCACTACACTCGCAGCTGAGCTTCAGACAAAACTTACAGCGGCGGTCGGTGAAACTGTAACCACCACGTATAACTCTGACAATAACACACTCACATTCGACGCTGCGAGTGATGATTTACGGTTTGATTTTTATGGTGGTACGAACGGCTATGCGAATAGTACCAGTGGGTATACAACCCCTCACGATATATTAGGTCTTCCACCAAGTAACATCGCAACGACTAGTACGACGCTTACGACAGGTACAATAAACTTACAGGGTCCGGATGCACTTGTTATCAAAATAAGTAGTGGTGCGGAAGAGTTTAACAAAACCGTCTATTCTGATACACCTTTCTACACTGGTCGTATACTGATGTGCGGTGATGTGATTAATTATTCGGGAAAGGATGATATCGTGGAACATAATTTTGATACAGGAAAACAGGGGAGTATATCAAAATTACGAGTTCAGTTCTTTTATAGTAGTAATAACCAGCTCATACCGTATGATTTTAGAAACGCTAACCATATTATTAAACTTTCTATTGAGGGTTCGCGAGATAAACTATCGGTCATACCTACCGTGAAAAAGGACTTTTCACTTCCCGAACCTATGCGCATACCGGAGTTTGAGGATCCGAATAGGTGGAATGCATTTATCTATATATTCATGATAATCGTGACTGGAATATTTTTTTTAATATTTACCAGACCCCGGGGAATTAGCGTGTGACCGCGTAGACGGGGGCGACGGGCTTCTTGACACGCTTGGAGATGCGGGAGATCACCATGTATACGATGACCGACAAGAGGGTAGTGAAAAGCGCCGTAAGGGCGTAGTTCATACCACCGTTCTTCTGGACCTTGACGACCTGATGGATGGTCCATCGGACGAGATCCATCCACGACAGGGCGGCGGCGAAGGAGAAACCAGCCACAA